CTCGATTTGGAACAGAAGTCCTTTGAACTTCTCAACAGACCAACGACCATTGGAGTCGATGTCCAGGTCGAAGATACCAGCAGTAGCGGTGTTAGAAACAGCGCCTTGCTCAGCAACCTTATAGACGGTTCTGATGACTTCACGGTTGATCTCAGCCAGGATCTCAGAAGAGAGGATGTTGGCGAGTTCCGCTTCAGCATTCAGACCATGGATTGCCTTAAGGTCTTGTGCCAGTTCTAAAGAGTACTCTGCTTTCAGTGCTCTGGACTTAGCGGTGACGGTGACTTTCTCGATCGAGAATGCCATTTCGTTGAAGTTGTCACCAGCGGTGCCAAGATCTTCAGCTTCGTCAGTACGCATGCCCTGACCGACATCATATCCCGTAGAGGATGCTGTGCCAACAGGGTTCAGTGCAGCAGGGTTGCTACCTGATTGTGCGGTAGTACCCAAACCAGCGGCAACATCGGACATGCCGTTGGTGAGGTCAAATCCTTCGTTCTGACCTGCGAATGCGGTATCTGCTTCGTTGAACAGTGCCTCTGTACCAGCCTGAGTGCTGTACTTAGAGCGCATTGCAAAGATCAGTCCGGTAGGACCAGACATTGGTTGAACGCCAGCGAGGTCATAAGCGACCAGGTTAGGCATTGAGCGGCGGATCAGGGAGATCAGTACAGGGTCGAAACCTGCAACTGTCTGACCACCAGCGGAAGTATATCCGCCGTTACCAACAGCGTTGGTGGGTTGCTCAGTAAGCATACCACCGCCCTCGAAGGCGGCTTGCTCTTGAGCGAATTTTTCTTGGTTTTCTAACAGGACTGCGGTTACAGCTCTACGATGGGGATCAGAGATCTTATCGCATCCCTCATGATTGAGGAGAGGTGCCCACTTTTCCTGCAGATGCTCGGATTGGAACATTTGCTTTTCCTTTAAAGTTTAGGGGTTTGAGTTTAATATATTCAGTTTGCTAAGGTCGAACCCAGCATTTTCAGGTATGCAGCCATCTGACCTGAGTGTTGCTCACCAGGTGCTGCGTTGTCTACACCCTCAGAAAGGGTTTCGGTTTTAGCAGCTGCAGACTCTTTCTTAGAGTTGAAATACGACTCTTTAAGAGTATTCAGCTTTTCACGATATGTTTCCTCACTTTCAAACTCTACACTCTCGGCAAGTGAAGCGAGCTTCTCCTTTTGGGTCTGTGCAAGACCTTCAGATACTTGATCTAGAACTCCATCAGCAACCGACTCAGAAAGACGGGAGTTGAGTGAAATATTTTTCTCGATTTGCTCGTTGAGTTTTGTCTCCATGTCATCAAGTTTTTCTACCATGCTCTCAAGAACATCATACTTCTCTTCAGGGATTTGTACATAATGTTCTTCAAATAGACCCTTCATTCCTTTCAGGAAAGATTCGGTCATTTCAGTCTTGAGTGCATGCTCAATAACAAGTGCGTTCTCAGTGAACCACTCGTCTGAAACATACTCTAGATAGGAATCAACTCGCTCTGCGAGTTCTCCTTTTGCTTCAGCAACTTCTTCATCCAGTTTCGCATTATATTGCGATTCCAGAACTTCGGTTACTTCAGCAATCTTGGACTTAAGTGCGGCCTCGAAAATTGTTCTAGCCTTCTCTTTGAATTCTTCAGAGAGATCTTCACCGCCAAGAAGTGCATTGACATCTTCTTCGATGTCAATTTCAGTCAGTTGAGGTGCCTCGGCATAAGTTGCCTCGTCCTCTTCTACTACTTCTTCTTCTGTTACTTCTTCTTCAGATACTACCTCGTCTACGATCTCTTGATCTTCTTCGATAGTTTCTTCGGTTTCCAGGTCCTCTTCCTCCTTCATGCCCTTCATAGGCTCAGCAGGTTTTGCACCTTTGTTTACTACATCCTTAACACCCTTAAGAGTAGAACCAGGAGTCTTCAGCTTTGCCGAATCATCGTCTGGTTTGTAATTCTCGGGAGAAGGACCCCCAAGATCTTCGTAAGGAGTGGCGATGGAAGTATCCATCCCCTCTGCTGGTTTCGCTCCGGCATTGACAGCAGTCTTGGATTGCTTTGTGCCTACTTCCATTTCTTGTAAATCTCCACGAGACATGTGAACGCTCCGATTATCCTGGATAAAATCTATATTTATTTATAAATAATAATATTTTATGTATCAGATTAGATACTATTAAGAAAATCATTGAACAAATTCAGTTTTTGTTCGTCTAATTTTCTTTCAGCTGTAAGTTTATTAATAGAAATTCTAGTTTCTTCTGCTTTTCTTTCACGCAGAAGACTTCCTTCCCAAACCCATTCTTTACCTTCCATAATACCCTCAACAAATGCATCGGGAGCAGAAGGATCGGCAACAATATCAGCAGCTGTTGCTAACATAAAGTCGTCACCGACAATATTAACACCCTCACGGGTCTGCTTTAATGATCCAATACCACGAGAAGAAACACCGAGTTTTACGCCTTCATCAATAAGTGAAGATGCAATATTACCCATTGGGGTATTGAGAATTTTTGCTTTACCAATAAAATTAGAACCGTGCTCTCTTAAAGAGACGATTTTATGAGAAACTCTATCAAGATTAACGGTAGGACCGTCTGGATGACCAAGTTCTCCAAGTGCTCTTCCAGAGGTGATGTTGCTTTCATTGTAACGAGCAACTTCCTTGCGAAGAGTTTCCATGGGATACATACGACCATTACGGTTTTTGATGTTACCCTGAAGGAAAACTCCTTCAATATACATGGATTTTTTACCAGATTTTGTTTTCTCTATGAGAAACTTTACTGATTCAATTTCTTCTCTAATAAGTTTCATTAGGATGGTCCTCCAGCAGATTGAATTTGTTGATAATGAAGAGTTCCAGTTCCATCACCATAAGCAGCGACCATAAATGATCCTCTTAGTTCTGCATACGATGTAGATAGAAGTGCGGCAGGGTTTCCTGCAGATGAATTGTGATCAACCACGATTCTTGTGCCATGATAACCATCTTTACCAGCGGTATTATCAACGGTCTTTACAATCTTATGAGTGAAATTATAATCAGTCTGACCAGTTACAGTAAGACTAACAGCATCACCAACTCCAAATGGAGATCCAGTTCCTTCAGCAAAATCAATAGTTGTTGTTGCTCCGGTTGTGATACCAGACACTCTATTTGATTGAGGTTTTCCAAGACTAATTATCTCCGATTCACCAGTGTGAACAAAGTAATTAGTTACTGCAGCAGTTGGAAGAGTTCCAATGGCGACATGTGCTCCGGCACCTTTTGCCACAACTCTTAGGTATTCTGACTGGTGTACGGTTTGGTCAACACCCCTCCTATTAGCTCCACTAGCAATAGGTAAGGCGGAATTAATTCCTACTGGGTTATGCGCCATTATCCTTAAAGTTCATTTAACAGTTATTTATAATCACTCTTCGTCAGGAGTGATATCCTCTTCTACATCATCTACAGATTCTTCAGTACCAAACATTGAATCTGATACCGAAGGACGGTATGCATCAATTTTTTCTGCAGATTTTGCAAATAGAAGTTCTTTAATTTTGTCACTGACTTGAGAGGGTGACTCATCAGTTGTGATCATATCTAAAAGGTCATCCATTTAAGTGTATTATATACGACTAATGAGTATTTATATCTCACCACCTTTAGGCATCTCTGGTGCCTCGGTTGATGATCCATCAATGTCTGGTTCCATTTGAGGTTTTCCCAAATCATTACCTACAGCATCGTCAGGTGCAAAAGGTAATCCAGTTGAAGGATCAATTGTTGCAGGATCAGGAATTATACCATCTTTAATTTCCTTATCAATAAGTTTATCTTGCTCAATAATATCCATATCAGTTTGACGTAAAATCTTACGTCTTACATAATCTTGTGAGTAATACTTGCCAACATATGGTTCTGCAGTTGCAACAAGAGCAAGTCTCTCGTTCATTAATTCTGCTTCTTTCAGTTCAGAGAAGTGGTTATCATAGAGGAAGTCATACTGAATATGCTCACTCATTGACTCCCAATCTTCAGGAGTAATTATATTTTTCAAGAGCAATTGAGTCTTCAGCATGTCATTAAACATGTTAGAAAATCTCTTTCTCAAACGACCAACAAACTTGGTGAATTTGAGTTCATCTCTTAAGATCTCAGAAGATCTCCCCAAGTTAAACCCACCTTCTCCATCCATTCTCGATGGAGGGACGTTAAGCGAACGGTAGAGTTTCTTTTTAAAATACTCAATATCAGTGATTTCACCCAAGTTTTGTCCGCCAGGGAGAGTGGTAATTTCAGTTCCTCTTCCACCCTCACGCCTGGGAAGCCAGAAGTCCTCAAGCATTGCCATGTACTTTTTGTCATCACGGATTTCTCCTGTATCAGCATTGTATACTAATTTATTGCGATAGCGCATCATAACATCACGAAGATATTGTTCTGCCTTTTGTTTGGGAAGATTACCAACATCAATGTAGAAAATTCTACGTTCAGGTGCTCTTGACAAACGATAGATGACAAGAGAGTCCTCAATCATTCTTAACTGATTAAGTGACTTGATTGCTTTATGAAGATATGAAAGAGTTGACCCTTTGTTACGGTCTACGAGACCAGATGTGCAATATGTAATTGAATCTTTTGCAATCTTAATTCCACCGCTTCCACTTGATGATGATGGATTACTAATTGGATATTGTGATTTTGGATTGTAAATGAAGTATTCTTCAATCTCTGGGAAATTATAATCCATAGGATTATTACTTCTAAGAGTTACTAATTGATTATTTCTACCATCGTTTGGTTTTTTCTTTTCTTGTCTGATATAACGCATTTTCATTGCGTCAATATAACGCAACTCCTGAATACCAGCGGTTGGATCTTTCAGGTCAATAATTTTGTGATAGTAAATACGACCATCAATGTACCAGTTACGATATATTTCGTGTGCCTTCTTATCAAAATCTAACAGGTCAAGAATATATTTAAACTCTTTACGGATTATATTTTTAATGCCATCACTGGCACTGAGGTTTGATAACTCAATTTCTACAGGACTATCATTACTATCAGAAACAATTGCTTCATTTACAATATCTTCAATGGCACTATCACATTCAGGGTGAAGTGACATCTCACGATATCTTTTAATTAGATCAAATTCAGTCCTGAATACACCTTCAATATCTACATAAGAACCAAAAAAACCACTACTCGCATAGTGGTCAGCCCCGTCCTCATTGTTAGGAGGAACGGGGGAGACCGCTGAAGGAGATAGTGGTTCTGTGTCCTCAATAGAGAACCCAAATAACTTGGACATGATTTATGTTTTAAACTTTCCTGTGACTATTTATTAGCCATTAACTGGAGGTGCTGCGGAAGCACTAACTCCAGGTGCCAGGATATTTATAGATTGAACTTGGAATTCTACTGTGAATTCTTCAATCGTATCTGAACTATCATATGAAACATCAATTTGTGAAACGTTTGTTGGGAAAATATCAACAAACTCATACTGTGCAAGAACGGAATTTGCAGTGCCGTCATTGTTCTTGCTTGATGCAGTAGAACCACGACCCAGTTGATAAACAACTGCATTAGTCATATAAGAACCTGGACTCGTAGCTCCAAGGTTATTATCCAACTTAGCAATTTGCTCTGTCCACTCTTCCATCGCTCTTCTTAAGTTGAACGATTCGTCATTAATAATCGTGACTGTCCAGGTATCAATAGTTCTATCACCAGCAACTTTAAAGGTTCTACCTCTAAAGGGAACATCGATTGCAGCAATATTCTGTGCAGGCAGTGCTGCTGCCTTACACATAAATTTAAAATCATCTGCTGCCCATGTTCCA